ACCACGCCACGCAAGCCACGGCGGCTGCACGGCCTACATATCAGACCGATGGAACGCTGCACTGGCTTTCCTTCGACGGTGTTGACGACTTCTTGGTTACACCGACGATCACACCAGCAACGGACAAAGTGCAGGTGTTCGCGGGGGTGCGGAAGCTGTCTGATGCGGCGCAGGGTATATTGTTAGAGAGCAGCACCAATGTTGTCGATGGCGGCATCTCCGTTATTGTCCCGTCAGCGTCTGATACAGCAGGTTATCGCTATACAAGTCGCGGGACTTTGACCGCAAACGCAATTGTTAGCTCTGGTTATGCTGCCCCGATTACCAACGTCCTAACTGGTCTTGGCGACATTTCCGGCGACAGCGCAACCCTTCGGATAGACGGCACCCAAGTCGCACAATCCACAAACGACCAAGGCACAGGCAACTACCTTGCTTATCCTATGTATATTGGTCGGCGTGGCGGTACATCCCTGCCATTCAACGGCAACATCTATGGCCTAGTAACCCGCTTCGGTGCTAATCTCGACGCAACCGCAATTGGTCGCACAGAGACTTATGTGTCTGGCAAAACAGGGGTTGTAATCGCATGAGCCGTGACAAAATACTGCATTTGGTCGCTGGCGCGGTTGTATGCGCGGTCTTTGGCTTGGCGATTAGTCCTTTGGTGGGTCTAGCAATGGCCTGTATCGCGGGTGTTGCTAAAGAGTTAATTGATTTAACGGGCCACGGAACACCAGAAGCGGCTGATATTGCTGCAACGATTGCTGGGGGTGTTATCACTTATGGAGCGTTGATATGCGTTTGACAATCGCAACACCAGCAGCCCACGTTGACATCGCAAACCACTATGCAATGGCCTTGGGATACTCCGCAGCCGATGGGGAAACCTACCGCAACCCGTCATGGCAAGACGCTGATGGCAACCTATATGCCGTGGCAAGCCTGCCAATCGGCGTGAACTTCATACGTGCAGCTACAACAGCACTACATCGCCCCGCATGGGACGGTGAGGGAATAATTGACATGACTAAGGCCGCGAAGGCTCAAGCGCGCGTGGTGCTGTGGGTGCCGAACGAAGAAAACACACTTCCACCCAAGGCTACCACAAACCGCATCACGGCAATCCTTGGCATGGAAGGCGCGGACGCAATGGCCGCAATGGGATTAACGGCAATCAATAACGAGGAAACGCTATGAGCCTACGACCACGCACCACATACACGCAGTATCGCGGCCATGCGATTGTAGCGCCGCCAACGGTCGAGCCTGTCACGGCGGCGGAATTGCGCGCGCATTTGGCCGAGACTGAAACCGCATTGCCCGATAGTGAGGCAAACGACCTAATCGCAACGGCGCGGGATATGATTGAGGAAACAACCGGCATTGCCATGATTTCCCAAACGTGGCGGCTGGCGTTGGATTGCTGGCCTGCCCATCGCGCGGAATGGTGGGATGGTGTGAGGCAAGGCGCGATTGCGGACATCAACGGCGCGCCTGATTATGTCTATTTGCCGCGCTATCCATTAACATCAATCGACGCGGTGACGGTCTACGATGAGGCAAGCACGGCGGCATCCGTTGTTGTGGCCGATACGTTTGACGTTGACACATATCAAAAGCCTGGGCGGATGGTTTTGCGCAACGGGGCGACTTGGCCAATTGCCTTGCGTGGATCAAACGCGATTGAGATTGATTATATTGCGGGCTTTGGGGCGACTGCCGCAAGCGTGCCGCCAACGCTGCGCCGAGCCGTTAAACAGGTTGCTGCATACCTTTACTCTCACACGGGCGACGACTGCACGCCTGACGATGCTTTGGGCGCTGCGGGGGCGCTGCTGGGCGCGTATCGGGTAAAGCGGATATGAGCTATCCAAAACCGTTTGACATTGCAACCGGCGGTGCTGATGGGTGGCGCTCAATCAAGGTTGAGGGCCGTAATACTGCCGTCGGGCAAACGTTCGTCCCAATAACGCCTGCTGGCGTATATCAAACGCCGCAGGTGGGTGGCGCGGTTCAGTTGCGCATTAGTGCGGGTGGCAATGCAAACGATACGGCGGCGGGCTTGGGCGCGCGCGAGGTGCTGCTGTATGGCATTGACCAAAACGGTTTGGAAATCACGGATACAATCGTAACGGCTGGCACAATCGCAAGCCTGCCAAGCGCTCGCACATTCATGAGGTTGCTGTCGGCGCGGGTATCAAAAAGTGGAACCTATGCCACGCAAACGGCGGGGTCGCATTACGGCGATATCGTGATCGAAAGCACAGCTGGAGCCATGTGGGCATCAATCCCGCTTAACGGATTTCCAGAAGCAATTTCACGGATCGGCGCGTTTACCGTTCCGATTGATTATGAGGCGTTTCTGATCGGGGTGCGTGTTAATGCCGACGCGGGCAAAACCGTCGATGCGGTTGTGTTTAAGCGCGAAAACATCCTTGAAATCGCAGCGCCATATTCACCGATGGAAGTAGTAAACGAGTTTTTCAATATCTCTGGTTTTCTGGATGTTGGATATGAAGCGCCGATTTATTTGCCGCCGCTAACTGATGTCGGTATTATGGCTGTGATCGACGTGCAAACCGCGCGTGTCGGGTCTGGCCTTGGGCTGTTACTTCGGAGGGTGCGATGACTTGCTGCAAATATAGCGCCGGAAAGATGCGTGAGCCTGTCACGTTTCAACGCATGGGATCGGCAACGAATGTTGACGGCAACGTGGTCGCGGGTGCATGGGCAACGATTGCAGGCGCGCCAACAAAGGGCATGGTTAGGCCGCTGTCGGGTTATGAGGCATCCCAAGCGCAACGGTTAAGCGCAGATGTGAAGCTGCTTGTGGTGGTGCGATATACGGCGGCTTTGCGCGAGGCGGATAGTGTGTTAATCCGTGGCTTGCGTCACAATATCCGCTATATTAAAAATGTGGATTTTGGCAACAAATGGCTTGAGATTGATGTAGAGTGCGGGGTCGCGGTATGAAACGAGATTGGTTTGACTGTGAGGATGATGCTGGAAAGGCTGCGGCAAAGGTAGAGTTTTTGGCCGGTCCAAAAGATATGGATAGCATGGGGCCGAATGCATGGGGGCGCTTTGGCTTTGTGATTTGCAAGGGCGATTTGCGGACCATGCGCGCGGCTGCAAAGAAGATGTTTAACGATAAATTTCACGCCATGCCTTGCCCTATGGGTAACTATTCCGATGATGTATTGATGGGCTGGCAGACAGTTGCGCAGCGGGTTGCGGTATGACAGTCACTATCCAAATCGAGGGCATTGGCCAAGTTGAGGCGGCGCTGCGTAAGTTTGGCAAGGCGGCTACGGATGCGATCGGCAAGGATGTGACTGCAACGGCTTTGGAGATCAATACGGCGGTAAAGAAGGCAATCCAGCGCGGGCCTAAGACGGGCAAAACCTACACGCGCGGGAATGTTGAGCATACGGCATCCGCGCCTGGTGAAGCGCCTGCAACGGATACGGGAACGCTGGTTTCATCGGTGTATTTTGACAATACGGGCAAGATGAGCGCTACCATCGGAAGCCGCTTGGCATATGCCTATTATCTGGAATACGGCACTAAAAAGATTGCGCCGCGTCCTGTTTGGCAACCTGAAACCATCAAAGGCCAAGTTAAGCTAAACGAGCGCGTTTTGAAAACATTGGAAAGGCTTGCCAAATGAATCCGATTGAGTTGCAAACGGCAATCTTTGCGCGGTTGAATGTGTCCAGCGTCACGGCCACGCTTTCCACGGCATACGGCGTCACGGCGGTATTCAATGAATGGGTGCCGCAGCTAACAGATAGCGGAGATCCCGTGGGCTTTCCATTTATAACGATGTCTTTTCCTACGTCTGGATCGTTTGATGACAAAGATGCAATCGGGCAGGACACGACCGTTCAGGTGGACGTATGGGCGCGGACCAACGGCACCAACATCAAGGCAATCAGCAAGGCCGTGTATGATCGGATGCACCGGCAAGCGCTTGGCGTCTCTGGCCACATAACAACCGAATGTACGGCAATGGTATTCGAGCGCGACCCTGACGGTATCACGCGCCGTTGTCGGATGTCTTACCGCGTTTTGTCCATAGCCTAGCGCTTTGCTGTTTGTTATGTTATAACGTAACAGACACAGCTTAGGAGGCTTTCGGAATGGCAGCAGGATCAGGGCGCAGAGTGCGCATTTCTAGCGGGACTGGAGTTGCCGCCGTGGCAATCCTTGGATCGCGCAGTGATACCCTTACAATCAACAACGAGCCTATTGACGTG